CTTCTGCACCACGTAAGAGGCCGTTTGTCTAGCCGAGACATCTGGGGCGGCTATTATCAGAAGAACACCGGTCGCATCGTTCGTTACCGAGGAGGTCAGTGAGATGATGCGTGTGATCAAGGTTTACGGAAAGCTGGCAAAGCACCTTGGTCAACGCAGTTTCAAAGCCGTGGCGCGTACTCCTGCTGAAGCTATCAAGTTTTTGTTAGCTAACTTTCCAGACCTTCGCCCTGTACTAAGTGAGGGCGAGTATATGGTTTCTGTCGGAAAGCACCAACTGCCTATAGGCCAACATCCAGAATTTATTGGCTACCCAGTAGCAGGAGCAGAGCCAATTCGTATTGCTCCTGTCATTAGTGGTGCTGGTGGAAATGCAGGAACAATACTTGCAGGGGTAGCTTTAATCGGCGCATCGTTTTTATTTCCAGGAGCAGGGATGTTTGGCGCGGGCTCTGGCGTTTTTGGAACTTTTACGGGGTCTGCATTAACTACAATGACGGGCATTGGAACAGCATTAAGCGCTATTGGGGCGGGGCTGGTTCTTACAGGCATTGCAAACATTATTTCTCCAATACCTAAAACTAATATAGACATGGATTCAGACCCACGAGAAAATTTTAATTTTAGTGGTGTGCAAAACGTATCACGCTCTGGAGTTGTAGTTCCCGTAATCTATGGCGAAGTTGTTACGGGCAGTATTACGATTTCCGCTGGCCTAAACACTGAAGGGGATTGAGATGATCGATAAGTTAATTGCTGGTGCTGGCGGTGGCGGTGGCGGCAAAGGAGGCGGCGGTGGCGGTGGCTCCGCTGACGTAGCAGAGGACAATCTTGATTCTCGGCAGATAGCCCGAGTTGTTGACCTTTTGTGCGAAGGCGAAATTGAGGGTTTCCCTTCCGCTGCTGGTTTAACTAGAGACAGCGCTGAGTACAACATTGCAGCCCTAAAAGACGTTTTCTTTGATAATACGCAGGTGGTGCGACAGGGGGCTAACCCTGCCGACATTCAAGATACAGATTACAATTTTGACGTAAGAACAGACGCAGCGGTTGAATTTAGGTACGGAACTCAGGACCAAACTGTTTTAGAAAATTTAGACGTTTTAAACCAGTCCACAGTTCAGGTAAATACAAAGGTTTCGCAAGCAACACCAGTAACGCGAACAATTACGGATACAGATACAAACGAATTTCGTGTAACGGTCGGCACGCCAGCTCTCCAAATTTTTCAAGACAATGGCGACGTAGATGGCGCAGTAATTGAGTACGACATTGAAGTGTCCTACGCAGGTGGCGCGTTTACAAGCTTGAGCCCTGGAGGCACTGGATTTAAAATCAAGGGTCGCACTAACGATCTATACCAAAAAAAGCACGGATTTCCAGTAACAGGCGGCTTTCCTATTGCTATCAGAGTAACCCGCTTAAATCGAGACGCTCCACCGTCAGGGGACTCTACCGAAAACAGTGATTTTTTCTGGTACGACTTTACAGAAAAAGCTAATTTCAGAACTCGATACCCAAACAGTGCACTGTTTGGATTAAAAATTAACGCACAGCAATTCAGCCAAATACCGCGCAGAGCTTACCGGCTTCGTGGGTTAAAAGTACAGATTCCACACAATGGAACCGTACAAGTTGATGGTCGAATTGTATATAGCGGAACATTTAACGGCAGTCTTGGGGCAGCGGTTTGGACTTCAGACCCTGTTTGGTGCTTATACGATTTACTTGTATCTAAGCGCTATGGATTGGGGAATCATGTTGACGCGGCAGACCTAGACATTTATAGCTTTTACGCAGCCTCTCAGTATTGCAATGAACAAGTTGATAATTTAAACGGCGGAGTAGAGCCCCGATTTAGCTGCAACGTCGTTATTCAAACTCAACAGGACGCTTATAAGCTAATTAACCAGATGTGTTCTGTGTTTAGAGCAATGCCTTTTTGGGAAAAGGGCACACTTGCTTTTTCTCAAGACAGGCCGGAAGACTATATCTATATTTTCAACCAGTCAAATGTAACTGATGCAGGTTTTAGTTACTCTGGCTCCAGCAGAAAAACGCGCTACACCTGCGTTTCTGTTAAATGGTTTGACAACGAAGTAAGACAGCATCAATACGAGTTGGTTGAAGACAACAAGGGAATTGACAAGTTTGGCTATGTAAAAACGTCAATTGATGCTTTTGCTTGCACTAGCCAAGGACAAGCTCGTCGTCTTGGTGAATGGCTGCTCTATACAAACGCAGAAGAAGGGGAGGTTGTCACCTTTGACACTGATCTAGCTGCTGGAGTCACAGTAAGACCTGGGGACCGTATCAAGATTGCCGATCCAGTTAGGGCAGGGCAATCAGTATCCGGGCGTTGCGCTGCTGGTTCGACAACAACATCAGTCAATTTAGACCGCAGTGTCACAGATATGTTCAGCGGCTCCGGTCCATCAGATTTTACTTTTAACGTAATTTTGCCTGATGGGACATTGGGCAAGGAAGCGGGTTCAACTATCTCAGGCTCAACTGTTACCCCTGGAACGGCACTTTCATTAGCGCCTACCGCAGGAGCACCGTTTTCAATTGGTTACAGCGAAATACAGCTAAGCACCTGGCGCGTTCTTGCTGTTGTTGAAAACAGCGAAGGCACTTACACAATTACTGCTTCTGCGTACAACAGCAGTAAGTACGCACACATCGAGCGCAACCAGATTTTGGAGCGTCGGGATGTCAGCAACCTGAACGACCCACCGGAAGCGCCAACTAACCTGCAATGCAGTGAGATTTTGTACGAAAACGCTGGCTCGGTTCTGCAGAAGTTAATTATTAACTGGCAATCTTCTACAAGGTCTACTTTTTATGAAGTTGGTGTCAGCGTAAATAACGGCAATTTCACCCGTCAAACCACACGTTCTGTGGATTTAGAAGTGCTCAACAGCAAGGTTGGCACGTATCAAATTGAGGTTGTTGGTATTGGTTCAACGGGCAAGCGGTCTCAACCTGCAACTTTGACGTTTGTCACTGTCGGTAAAACAGCACCGCCCGCAAATATAAGTACCCTCAACATTTCCCCTGTTGATGGTCATACGGCTGAGCTGTACTGGCCACAATCCACTGACCTAGACGTGCGGGTTGGTGGAACGGTTGAGATCAGACATACACCGCATACAGATGCCAATGCTGTTTGGGGTCGTGCTCAAGACATTGTTCCTGCAGTCAACGGCAGCAGCACGCGAAAACTTGTTCCACTTAAAGAAGGAACTTATTTAATCCGTGCAAAGGATTCTTTAGGCAACTATGCCGCGCCTGCAGGGATTCCAAGCGTTGTAGTTGATTTGCCCGAGCCGCAAGATCTGGAGTTAGTTCAGACGTTCACAGAAAACCCAAATTTCACAGGAACGTTTAGCAACATGTTCCTCAGTTCCGACGAAGGAGGCATTGCGCTCGCTTCTACCGGTCGGATTGATGATGTCACTGATTTTGACGCGATAACCAGCATTGATTTTCTTGGCGACACATCGCTTAGCGGTGAGTATGAGTTTGCCAGCACGCTCGACCTTGGAGCGAAGTACGACGTTGAGTTGTTGTCTGTGCTTCAGCTCCGTGCGTTCCAGCCAACGGATACGTGGGATGACCGTTCAGCGTTGATCGACACCTGGAACGACATCGACGCTGATGATTTAAGCGACACCGATGTGCAGTTGTTTGTCCGCAGCACCAATGACGATCCAAGCGGCAGCCCGACCTATGGAACGTATGAGCCCTTTGTGAACAACACGGCACGCGGGCGGGCTTTTCAGTTCAAAGCGGTTGCTAGCTCCACCAACGTTTCCCAAAACCCGTTGATCGAACAGCTTGGCGTAAAGGTCCGCCTGCAGCGGCGTACAGAGCAAGAACGCAACATCACCAGCGGTGCTGGGGCCAAGGCGGTTACGTTCCCTTCTGCTTTCCGCAGCGTGCCAAGCATTGGCATTACAGCCCAAGACTTTGATGGTGGGGACTACTTCCAGCTCAGCAGCATCAGCCGAACCGGCTTCACCGTGACGTTCAAAAATAGCTCCGATACAATTATCAGTAAGGTCTTTGATTATCAGGCCGTTGGCCACGGCAAGGAGATCACCTAATGGCACAGGCAACTGACTACTCGCTAGCTAACCAGTCAGGTGCGAATTTTCGTGCTGAGCTGAACTCAATTTTGGCAGCGGTCCAGACGCTGAACAGCGGTTCAACGGCACCAAGCAGCACGGCTGCTCACATGCTGTTTTTGGACACCAGCACGACACCGGCAACCATAAAGATCAGGAATGCATCAAATGACGGGTTTATCACGCTGGGTACAGCGGCAACAAACCTCGGTCTTGTCAGTGCCTCTGGAGCGACCTTTACAGGCGACGTAACGCTAAATGCACAGGCGGATGTCCGCTTTGCTGACGCAGACAGTAGCAACTACGTTGCGCTCCAGTCTCCTGCCACTGTTTCAAGCAACGTCACGTTCACGCTGCCTGCCGCTGATGGAACGGCAAACCAAGCACTGAAAACTGACGCCAGCGGCAATCTTGGTTTTGCCTCTTTCCTGCTTGCCACTGAAACCACTAATGGCCAGGTCGTCACCGGCGGTGTGCGTGGAGCGATTACAACGCTGACCGATGCGTCAACGATTGCGGTGGATTTAGATGATAATTGCCACTACCAAGTCACGCTCGGGGGGAATCGAACGCTTGGCAATCCTACGAATGCTGTTGAAGGTCAGACTGGATTTATCGAGGTGATTCAGGATGGAACGGGCAGTAGAACGCTGAGTTATTCGTCAAATTATCGTTTTGTTGGCGGAACTGCACCTACGCTGACGACTACTGCAAGTGCAAAAGATGTACTTGCGTACGCGGTGCTTTCTGACGAAAAGATCATGATCACCGCACACCTCGACGTTAAGGCAGCTTCCTGATGACAGTACCCGGCAATCTTTCTTCTCCGCTGCTTGCTACCGCTGCTGCTGGAGCGGCTGCAGGCTATGCCATCGACAGGTCGCTTAGATTTTCGTCAGGAGATTCTGCCTACCTTAATAAAACTTTCGCCGCTGGAAACCGCAGGACCTGGACCTGGAGCGGCTGGGTAAAACGTGTAAAAGAATTAGAGAACATTAACTTGCTTTGGACTACTAGAAATA